TTCATAGACCTAGAAATCAAATGACTAGCTAAATTTCTTACTTGATATGTTGGGTGAATAGCCAATCTAGATAACTCACGCACCTGTTTATATGCATATCCTTGCTTTATCGCAACTTCTTGTCTTACAGCATAAGCATATATAATAACAGCAACGAGTGTTTCACCAAGAAAATAACCAAGATTAATACCAGATCTACCAAGTCTAGAAGCATAATGATACTTACCAATAAAAATTTCAGCTGTTTTGCTGTCTATGAGCTTCTCAACAACATCTTTAAATTCAAATTTCTTATGTTCGCATCTATCAATACCAAGCCAATATTTAATTAAATTTTGAACTCGATCTTTAGCAATAAACTCATGTTCCCAGACATACTTAATAATATGATCTATAAAATATTTTCTAATATAAGTTGATTTACTCTTATCATTCCTCTCAGATTTAGGTAACGAATGCCAATAATCACCATTGACTTCAATAAGTAACGTCTCTTTCAAATTACCTTGAGGTGGTATTTTACAATCAAACAAATAATATCCGAAATTAGCCTCTTTTTCATATTGCACGTTTAAATCATCCAATATTCCATATAAAATATCTTGTTGTTTACTAGATTTATTAACTGCCATCTTACGACGAACTTCAAGCATCTGCGTTTTTCTAGCTGGCGAACTTAAATGAGCCATTAATTTACTTCTATATTCAGGATCTCTCCATTGTTTTTTACATCTTAGACTAAATGATCGAGATATACGTTTCCTAAATTCAGGATCTTGCCACATAGATTTTGATCTATCAGATATCAAACCTTTATTGATAGACTTTTTCCATTGTTCAATCCATCTTTGATCACTAAAATATTTCTTATTATTTGCGCTAATAGCTAACTTCATTTCCTTTGATTGTAAATGTTTTCGCATTGTTTCGGCCTTCTTCGGATCAGACCATAACTTTTTAGCATTCAATGAACATTGTTCAGAGTTAATAGAACATTTGTGACAAAGATAGACACCGCGATTCTTCCGAATAGTTTGAAGATGTGAACATAATCTTACTTGTTTAATTAGCCCACATTTTGGACATTTAACTTTAACATCACTTTTAGTAGTAACATGTTGATTTGATTCAGCAACAACATATGGTGAAATGGAAAAATTATCCATATAACTCATTTCCAAGTATTAAAAAGAAGGGGAGGTGATTAAACCTCCCCTTCTTTTAATACTAAGCAGTTGTATTTGTAACAATTCCACCAGCACTCAAAACTTCATCTGAACTGAAACTTGCATCCGTTCTGAGAATAACCAAATTCAGAGCTAAGAATTCTGCTGCACGAGTCGGCTTGAGGAAGTATGCAATGTGCAACTCATTCCTATCAATTCGTTCTGGTGTGTTGTTTGATTCATCGCACACAACTCTGAATGCAAACAATCCACGACGAGCTTGAATATCAGCTAAGAACGGATTACTGATATTGACAATTTGTGAACGTGTGATCTTATCATTTGGTTCGAAGATGAATTGCCGTAAGAATCGAACAGCGTTCTTCTTAATAAAGATCAACAGCAACCGAACATTCACACGATCCAAGGCTGACGAGCGGCGTTGCAATGTTCGCTGTCCGAAAATTGTGATTCCATCTTGTGGGAAATTCACAATCGGATTCACCGCATTACCGAAGCCGTACATCAGATCGCGTTCACCCAAAGTCAAATCAACTTCAGTATCAAGCGGAGTAAGCAAGCGACCACGCTGTAAACCGGCAGGAGCAAACCAGGTCTCAGCCACGCGAGCTGTGCGGGCGTAAACCGAACTAACGTGACCACTTGGTGGAATAAAGATATTATCACCACCAAATTGATCAAAGATCTTTAACCACGGATGGTAAAGGGCACCATAACTAGAATTGATAGCTTGTGCCAAATCACTAAATAGAATACCATTATGCCAGTCAACAACCTGCTGAGCACGAAGACCAAATGGCGGATCAACAATCATCATTACATCGCCACGGCGTTCACACATCTGCAATCCCTGGCCAATAACTGCGCCAGAACTTGCACCAGGAATAATGAGTAACGTAATATCGAATACTTCTGGATTCTGGAATGCGAAGATTCCAGTTTCGGCAGCCGGGTTACCAATTGTTGAACGATCAAGTTCTGGACTAAATGCTGGATCTTCAGGAATGCCATTCGCAGCACCAGTAAAACTACGATTAAAAATTGAACCAGGTAAGCGCAATTCAAAGTTATCAAGATCATTAATCGGATCGTTGTTCAAGAATGCTGGACGTGAAATCCAATTGATGAAACTATTACCATTCACGCCGCCAAATTTGGTATTTGGGTTGATCAAAGTTCCAACAAAGCGTTCGTTATTTTGATCGAACGAAACGTCATCAACAGCTTCAATGACAATTCCTGCCTTGTCTTCAATTAAAATTCTGTAACGACCAGCAACAGAACCAAGACCTTCACCTTTATCGAACAACTCTAAAGACAACTTAAAGTCATTGATCCAAGTACCAGGACTGACCGCAACAAACCATCCAACAATATTCTGATAGTATGCTGCGTCTTCGGAGCATTCATCTCCAAATGGATCTTCTTCACAAGACAATGGTGAATTTGCTGTGATTAAACCTGCTGGTGGCAGGACTACACGAGGATCAGTATAGACCCGATAAGCTCTGGTATACGGGAAATTAATAACTAATTCCTCAGCAAAGCGCAGGGTCTTAAAATGCGAAGTATCTGCTTGGAGCTTGAGTTGATCAAATTGGTGATCAAGTGAACTTTCGATAAACACTTGCTCTTCACCACCTGGCACCAACATAGCGAACGATCTCCAATAACGTTCGCCACGGTAGATACCACCCAAATTAACGTTAGAAGCCAACGAAGTTGGTGTAATACCAGAACCAACTGGTAAACTAAATGTAACTTCAACAGAATCATCCGGACCAATCATTTCAATCGAAATTCGATTGTTTTCAGAAGTGATCTGATATGGGCCGGTTTCAGTTGAGTGAACATGACTACGTGGAATATCATAAGCATATAATGTCTGTCCAATTTCGAGCGCAAATGCTTCAGTACCCAAGATTTGAATATTGCGACCTGCGACATCGGCTTGGAAACAAACTGTACTATCATCACGTGCAATTGCCTTATATGGCTCAGCCGATGAAATCAAGGCGTTCACTGTATCAGCAAAAACTTCTGCACTTGTGAAAGTAGCTTCACCAAGAGTATATTCAACAACTGCTCCGGTGACAGCACTTTCTGCCGTTCCTTGACGATCCACATTAAAAGAGAATTTACGGTTATCTGGACGTACAGTAAACGTAAATGTGTCATTATTTCCTAATGGCACTGATCCAAGAACCACAATCTTAAAAGAAATGCCTTCACCGATATCAATTGTTTGTGAAGTATTAAATGAAGTTTCAACAATCGTATCAGTCAATACCACTTCGCCATCTGAATTACGAATAACCTCAAAAGTAGCACCATCTAATGTAGATCCACCAGTGACTGGAACATCACTTGTGATCAAGACAGTAAATGAATCATCAATTGCGCCAGTATAACCATCGATGTCGATAATATCTAAAGTTGCATCTGCTGGACCTTCAGTTGGGTGAATAATGATGTCATTATAGCTTACATCACCAACGAGAGCTTTATGGATAGCTAAAGGTTCTTCAGCTGAGATTATCCGACTGCACAGACGACCAAAATCAATTCCAGAGAAAACTGCAACACGACCCCAACCTTGACCTCTAGCGCCAGAAGTATCAATACAAATACTTGATAACTCAACTGGCTGTCCTTCTTCGCATTCAACTCCAGATCGCAGAATCCAAGCACGATTACCCTCTTCAAAATAGGCCATAACTGCATAACCAAGATAACTCTCTGGAAATGGTTCGCCAAATGTATCAATAAACTGTTGAGCATTCGATACGAAAGTTGGTTCTTGAACCGGACCTTTCTTCGATGTTCCAATAAACGCAGGAGTCAAAGCACCTACGGCAGTTGGAATTAAGCTCAAGTCGATCTCACGAGGGTAAACACCTGGAGAGAGGTATACTGGCATTTGTCATTCTCCTCAAATCGTCGTATATATTTTTGCTTTGAGGATAATCACGCCTTTGATCTGCGCATAATAACTTTTTCCATTCCACGAGATTCCTCTTGAATATCTATATCTGTATCCCAGACAACAGAAATTTTCCGCATTTTTTGTAAGCGATTAACTTGATCCATCCGTAATCTTCCTTTTTTGAAAATATGCATCTGATTTGGTGTTAAATTAATATCTTGCGCACCAATGAAAAAATCAAGTTGTTTACCATTTACTATAGGCGGACGTAAATGTATCTTAATTAGTTGTTTTGAAATATTGATAATCTGCACTTCACCTTGTTTAGCTTCACGTTTTTTCTCAACTTGCATTTCACGAACTGTTTTAGGTCGAGTAGCCATCTTACCTCCCAAAGCCTAAAGGAACCTGTTCCTTGCTTTCAACGGTCTGGAAGACATCACCAAAGAACAAGTCTCCTCCGTCTTTTAAAGTAGTTACCCTTCCGAGAATCGACGGAACAATTCTCTCAGGAAGTGGTAAGTATCCCTCCATTTGAACTGAATAATCATAACGTTTATTCTGACGTTGATCGGCTGGAACTTCCTCATCCACTGATGGGGTCATTCCATTATAGTGTAAAATTATCGGCATTCTAAGATATTCATCTTCCACATAATATTCAGCAATAGGGTGAAAACGTGATTCAATTTGATATAAAGCATACTCAAGATCGCGCTTATGTTCTGCCCAAACAGATAACGAATAGTTTAACTTACGTGGAATAGGCCGATATGTGAGGATTATACGTGTCAAATCCTTATCAGCAAAACGTTTACTCATATAATGATGATGCGCTGGACTAAACTTTTCTGGGAAAGCTTCAGTATTATCACGTTTAATAGACATTACCGGTAAAGTCACACGACCACGCTGTAGATCCTGTTTCCAAATCAAATAAGGCTTATCACCACCAGTAACACGTACTTGTAATAATTTAACACCATCTCTAGTAGGAATCCTAATACCAGAAAAATAATTTTTAATACCACGATCCATAGTACGAAACCCTTGTGGTAAAATTTCACGAACTTCTTGTGATATATCAACATTCTGACGTTCAAACCAAATATCATCTCTTTTCTTTTCTACTAACAAAGTCGTTGGAACAGCAGGTGCTCTTTCAAGCAAACCTTTAGACGTCATAGGATCAAACTGAGTACTAACCAGTTTTTTCCCATTATCAATGTCACTAAAATCAAATGAGTGTATAGGCACAAATTACCCTTTCAACTTAGCAGTTAATTCAATTACATTACTTATACTGCCAGCAATTGACTCAATTGCCCTAGCAGTTTCTGCACTAACCTTCTTATCAGATTCATAGTCCTTCTCATTAGAAGGAAGTTGAACTAATCGATTTCCAGTTTCATCACGAATAACAGTAACCTTACCTCCCAATCGTTTTTCTATTCCTTTAGACAATGTATCACTTAACTCCATTTTCGCCTCAGCAATCTGAGCGCGCAAAATCAAAGCAAAATGAGATCCATTCTTCACATGAATAACTGCCATTATGCACGCTCCTTTGAGTGCTGCACATCTATAGTCTTATCGCCAGTAAGATTCTCACTTAAACACGACCAAAAGAGCCAGCGATAATGAAAGTTACCAGTATCATTAGCTTTAATCACTCGATATCTATCCATACGATTTCCAACACCTTCTCGAAGATCATTATTTTGAACAACAGATAACGTATTATGTGGAACTATAATTGTATCTCCTTCTGCAATCATCCTATTACCAAATAACTTGAACACATTTGCCCGTGAAAAATGAATAGTCAATTGATTTTGTGTGTCAACACCCCATTTTGTCATCTGCGCTTCTACCGGCTGCGGGGCGAACATTCCTTTTAACTTTATGGCTTTACTAAAAGTAGGATCAGCATTCTCATCCCAAACCTCATCGCGTTGTCCATCCCTAGTACGATTATACACTGATAACCAAGCACCAGCTTGATTAATCATTTCTTCAGCCCAACGTTCAGCTAACGCAAGATCTGGTTTCTGATGATTATACAAAGACAACATTGAATTAAGTTTCTGATCATCAGAACGATTATCAGAAATCTTATCAATTGAAATAAACTCTTGATGTGAATCGAAATTATAGAGTGGCATTTAACACGCTCCACAAGTAACCGCAAAAATACCATAGGACACAAAATCGTCCTATGGTATTTTTGTGGAATTGACATGACACCTGAAGAAATTGCAGCTCAAATAACAGACGACATTCATATTGCGAATGGATTAACTAATCCAACTATCATAGCTAGACCAAAGTTTACTAAACCACCAATTCATGATTTAGATGTACCGCAATCACATCATGATAGTAACGTTGGAAATCCATATTCAAGATCTATGGAATCAGATTCAAACATGATTCAAAACATGATCACTGAAGAATATCGCAAATTTCAACAATCCAGAGAATACCAAAGAGTACCAACAAGGATATCAATTCTTCCCAAAAAACTTTATGAGTCAGCTCCTCCAAGACGACCAGCTTTCAAAGCTAGAATTATTCCAAAAGTTCCTAATTATAATTCAGACATTGGTAAGAGACATATTGAGTTATGATGGTTGTAACGGCTGCGAATTAGGACGCATCAACGGATCACGTGGTTTACGAATATCATCTGGCTCTATCGGACAACCAGAATAATCAAATCCTGCACATTCTGGCATAGTCTTGGCTGGTTGCTCCGATTCAAATTCTCTCATTATTTTATACCAATCTGGCAAACATTCACCTGGACATTCATTGCCATCTGGTGGCGGACCAGATGGCAATTCTACAGACATACCAGAAGCAATATGCCCCAAAGGAGTAGTAACTCGAACCAACTTCGAACCAGGTATGATACGTAAAATATCTTTAACATGAATTCTCGGATTATCACAACGAAAATTACGCAATAAAGCAAGAGAAGTCAACGAAGATACAGGTTCACACCCCGGGATTTGTACTTTTCCGTCTTGACCAACTTCAAGTTTATTCTTTATCTCAATTTTATTCATATAGATAATTTTGATTAAATAAAAGTAAATAAAAACACAAATTCACCAAGGAATTTGACAATGATCAACAAAACATTTGGATTTGAACTTGATACTAAAGAAGGATTGAGTAAATTATATCATACATCAAGTTGTAAAGAAATTTGTGAAAAATATCAAATTAACCCACAATTATTATATAGACGATTAAGAATATTCAAAATCCCAATAAAACCAAAATTGCAAGAGCGTCTCACGAAAGAATGGTTAGAGAATAATTATCTTAATCATAAATTATCAATGAGTCAACTTGCAACTAAAGCCAACGTTTCAAGAAAAACCATCATTAAATTATTTAAACAATTCAATATTAAACGCCGATCATTCCGTGACGCTGGATTACTAAGATCTAAATTAATTAGCACACAAATGAAAAAACAATGGTCAGACCCTGCTTATGTTAAAATAATGGCAAAAGGATTTACGAGTATCAAAGAAAAAATGGCTAAATTATCTAATGATCAATTAGGTAAAATATCTAAAATACAAAAAATTTTATATGGAATTTTAGATGATTTAGAAGTTAAATATGAATCAGAAAAAATTTTAGGATTCTGGACATATGATTGCTTCTTACCAAATCATAACATAATAATTGAATGTCAAGGTGATTATTGGCATTCATTAACTAAAGCACAAACAAACGACACAGCAAAAGCAACCTACTTAGAACAATATTTTCCACACATTAAATTGAAGCATATATGGGAACACGAATTTTTCTGTAAAGATAGAATAATCGAATTAATTAGATATTGGACAGGCTTAAATAAACTTAAATTAATTGATTACCAATTAGAAAATATAATAATAAAAGAAATATCAGATTCGGATGCTAAATTATTTATTGCTAAATATCATTATTTTGGTAGAATAGGTAGAAATTCAACAAAATATGGAGCTTATATTAATAATATTCTAATTGCGATTTGTACATTTGCAAACATCACAAGAAATGAAACAGCTACCAGATTAAAACTTAAATCAAGACAATTAAGAGAATTAACAAGATTTTGCATCCATCCGTCTTATCAAAAACGCAACTTAGCTACATGGTTCTTATCGCGATGTATCAAATTAATTAAAATAAAATTCTCAGAATTAATCACATTAGTATCATTCAGCGATAAAACATACAACCACACAGGCATTATTTATAAAGCATCGAATTGGATATTAGATGGATTTTTGAAACCTGATTATTGGTATATTGACAGTAATGGGTACGTAATGCATAAAAAAACCTTATGGGATCATGCTAATAAAATGGGGATAACAGAGAATAATTATGCTATACAACATGGTTATAAAAGAATTTACGGAAAAGGCAAAACAAGATATTTATATCATTTATGATCTCATTTTCACCAAAGATAAACACCTAATGGTTCTCCAAGTAAAATCGCATCTTCCAAAGCTTGTTTCTTCTCTTCCATTCCTTCAGTACGCAACTCACTACCATTCAACTGCAAAGAACCACCATCTGGAGTAGGAATACCACCAAATTTACTACGAATATTACCCAAAATAATTTTAGCCTCAGCTACTAACATACGTTTAGAAACTTCACGAGCAGTCGGAGTACGCCAACGTGTAACCATTGGAATATATTCAACCACAACTGGATATGAACCGCGAGGAGTAGGAAATAGGCGAATTTTATTATCACCTTTAACTTCCCATTGACCTTCTGTACCAAGAATACGAGCGCTAAATTTTCTGTATGCTTGTAACAAGTGATAATCTAACAATATGTTCTGAATTCCTGTGATGTTACCGACATTGAATAAGAAACTCTCGGCACCAAATATATCACCTATCCTAGTCGTGGCCGGATCCCATTTTACATCTTGAATCCAATACGCATCAGCTGGTAAATCATACGTGGAAACCAAAGGGTTAGTAAAAAAATATGCGTATTTCTGTTCTTTTGGAAAATATTGCGCTATAAAATCACCAGTGGTTCTAATAGCTTGTTCTAATTGTTCTTCGGTTAGTTCTACCAATACTTGTGGGTGACCTAACGTTGATAAAATTTCAAATTTGATAGGATCACTATCTACTTTCATAATCAACGGTAATTGTGCTGGACTGATAATCGCCATGGCTATCTCCCATCAATATGTTTGTGTGCATGTTAATCGAGAATGAACTGATTTATATAAGCGATTACCCAACAATTTCTCCTGATTCGATTTTTCTCTCCCGCAATAAATACATGAAGTATAAAGATTGACTGGTGCTCCACAACCTTCACAACGATAAATTTTCATTGGAAGCGGAGGTGGTGGTGGATGAATGTATCCCATATTTTTATTTATGTCTATTAACTATTGTGGCTCGTATTTGGTTAGTCAAGCGAACACGAGCATATCTCTCCTGTCTGTCTTTATCAATAGGAGGTCGTGTTTTCTTAACTAGTTTGCGATTGCAGCATGACATTATTGTGGGAAATGAACCCCTTTACGACCAAAAATGTAACCATTTAAATCCATTCTAAAAACTTTTAAACCAGTAGTACCTTCTAATAAATCCCTTAATTCTTTAGCTAAAGCTTCAAGTTCTGGATCAGAATTAGAACTCCAAGCATTAGCTGCGCCTGGTCCAGTTTTTCTTTCTCCAGCAACAATTACATCACGTTCGCCAACTGGTGTTTTAGTGAATGTGTCACGACGACATGCATGTCCACTCACTGTGAATCTAGGACCAAAATCACCAAATTGTGGAGTAAAAGCAATTGGTATTGTATAATCAAAAACTGGATCTACTGGATCTGTAGAATCAGAATCACAAAGTAATTCAAGATCATTTTCTATTTTAGCTGCTTGACGTTCAAGTGAACGAACAGTTTCGAATCTTTTACCACCAATTGGGTCAGCCTGTAAAAAAGCCGTAAATGGTACGAATTTGTCTTTCAAGATCCCACGTGGCGTGGTTCCAGGAAGGTCTGATAATTTTGGCATAACGCGACCCTCATACGGAAGAACATAGTGGAGAAGTCAAAATTCCCCACTATGTTCTTAAGCCGCAAGATTAAGGAGTAACAAATGTGCCTTCGCTCTCCGCAGCCAGTTCTGCGTAGAAGTCGGCATTCTTGTCTGTCTTTTCCAGATGTACTTCGCGAGGATTGCCAGGCAGCGAAACCAGCTTGACACCAGTAACGTTGTCCAGAATCGTCTTCGTCCGTGTCTTGGCGCGAGGAGCGACCACGATCGGATGACCGAAGCGGAAAGAGTCGGTCTTGAATGTTGAATCCCGATATTCAAGAACCTCTGTTTCCTCACCTGGGATTGCTGTTACACTAGAATCAAACGGCGTCGTGAGATGCTTCACAGTCGTATGACGACTATGATCCCGTAGTGTCCTTACACGACGGAAAATCTCAATCGTGCTGTTTAGTGGTTGAGCAGCGCCCATTGTCTATACCTCCTGTAAGGGATGACCTTCTTCTCCCGTACAGTATCTTTGCTTCGAGCAAAAACTTAATAGGAATTATTTCCTATTGCTTGAAAAGATTCCCATAGAAGAAGCATTTGATGTTGGCTGTGCTTCTTCTTCAACATTTTCATTCACATCTACATTTTCATTTATATTTTCAGCATTCCCAGCATTCCCAACATCCTCTTCTGGCGGTGTCGGTGTCGGTGCCGCTACCGCTGCCATCGGGAACATCCATGCTTCCTCAATTGGAGACAGAACATCCGCAACAGAAGACAATTCGCGACCCAAACTCCCATCAACATACATAACCTCAACTCTACATCCCTTACTGCGCAGATGACGAACCAACGGAGCATATTGATTATCACCAGTCACCAAAATAATATTATCTGCTTTAGCAGAAAATTCCATAGCATCAATGGTTAACATAACTTCATAAGAAGCACGAGGCTCATTTTGAGAATCAACCCTAGCCCTGCCTTCCTTAATTCTAACATCATAACCAAAGCTTAACAGAGCATCTAAGAATCCAGTTTGTGAAACGTCTGGACGTTGTACAACATACGCTAACACTCGCGATATATCATGCAAATTTGTTAAATTTTCTAACAACTTCGCATAGTCAATTTTGGAATTATATAAATTCCTAGCACTATAAAACAAATTTTGTACATCAACTAAGACTACCGTTTTCTGGTGCAGTTTGTAACCCATGTGCCTTTTCCTTTCGCTTGTCCCTTAGGGACAAAATTAGGTTAACTAACCATTTTCTAAGATCTTGTTTCACACCACGACGACCAATTTCTTCTAAAGAATCCTTTATAATGTATCCTTCCATGTACGCAGCTTTACATTCCGGACGAAATTTTTCTTCAGATGCCCAATATCTATCACATATTAGATATTGTGGCAATTCTGTCAATGCAAGCTTTGTACCATCAAAATTTTCCGGGATCAAGTATTTACGACAAAGTGCGACTTCTACTTTTGTTGGGTCAATGCTGATAATCATATCTAAATCATTATATCGAATCTTTGGCATGTTAAAATCTAATGATCCCTGTTGACCAACAACAAGTAATATTGGTGTGAAATGAACTTTAAGTAGTTCATCTATAGCCCAATTTATACTGTCAAGATCCTTTACTAATTTCATAGCAATTTCAATCGAAACGTCTTTTGACCCTGATATCACAGAAATCCTTTGACGCAACGTCATCAAAGATGTAATCATTTCAATATTTTTATATGTTTGTGCCATATTTGGTTATATCATATTTCGAATGTGTAACAATTACCTTTTAATACCAGTTGGTGGAACTCTAAAATTACCTTGTTCAAAGAAGAATCTAACATTTACATTACCCAAAGTTATAACCTCATTAAAACGAACAACAAGTTTATCTGGATATAATACAGGATCCAACTGAACAATATCATCAACTGGTTTAAAAATATTTACAAATTTAACCCCTGAAATTGATTGCAACACTTGATATAAATTAGATAAATATAAAGGCTTTCCCATATCAAAATTATTAATATTAAAGAAATTAACAATTGCTTCTTGAATATCAACCTTTACTGTTCCTGGGTCAGCATTGCGATTCATGATAATAGAAGCTTCAACATCTATAGGTAAAACATTACCATCTAATATCCGAACTTCATCAGTCAACACATTGATTTCTTCAAAAAAAGTAATTAAACCTCGACGTAAACCAGCATTTGGTTTTACCAACGTATTGCTTGGACCTTCAGCTAAAACATATACCTCAACAATATTTCGATTAATAAATTCAGTTTGCATAATTTCTACCGCTTCATCAAGAGTAGGAGCTTTCCGAACTTTATCAGCTATCTCCCGTATATCTTCATCGACACCTGTACGGATTGTACCAACAGCTTTGGTTACCGAACCAAAAACAGGATGCTTATAATTAGCCGCAAGCAAACCATAATCTTCACCAGATATTGCACTATTATGCGTTGCAAATTCTCGTGGGGCACGACGACGTGCACTCTCAATAGATTCTTCATCAGTGCCTCCTTGAGAAGGTACTGGATTACGGAAAGATACTTCTATTACAGCTGATGACGGAGGTAACGGAGACAACGGACGAACTTCATTTATTGTATTAGCCGCAATACGCCCTCTAATACCACCGCCAAGTCGATATTTTATACTTATTTCTTCACCGGCAATTGGTGCTTTTCCGGCTACACCATTACCAAATTTGATACGAGTACGACCTTCTAAATGTCTAACTTCAAACACTTCATCTTGTGAACCGGCTTTTTCCAAGATTTCTATTCGTCGCCATATTTGTTTGAAACTACCAACATTAACTTCTACTGTAATCGGATCATCAAGAACATTAGATTCGAAAATATCAATGAATTGATCTGGTCCACCGGTAGATGAAACATTTAAAATATCACCAGTAGTTCCCTCTATTCCATATGCTATAACACCACGTTTTCCTGGAGGAATTGAAATAGAAGAAGTAAAATCACCTGGCGCTCTAAAAGTTTCATATATAACTGGTTGACCATCCGGCCCTGGAAATGAAAATCGTAAACCTGGTGGAACACGTAATTCAGTTCCAACTGTATTATCAATTGAAATCTCAATATCAACAGTGGCTGGAGTAGCTCTTTTGAATTTTTGATTAATCAGTTCAAAATGCTGTATAAGAGCTTCTTTAGTTTGAGCTGTCGGTGCAAAAGATTCATCGGCTAATACTTCAGAACGTAAAGATAGAACATTTGCAATATATGATACAAGTTCTAACATCATCATAGTACCATTACTTGCAAAAAAATCATTAAATTTCTCAGGATGATATGTGCGAATATATTCAATACCTGCCCGTAACAGATTTTGATAATCTAGTGCGGAAAAATCAAGTTGACGTAATTCTGGTGGCGCAAGAGCAACTCCAAATTCTTCCGGCGAATTTGGAGTCTCAAAAATAAAATTAGTCATGATTCAATTACCCCACCAAGTTGTGCTCCAGTTCGTCTACGTTGATTCATTGGTAATCCAAGCTCGACCAACATTCCACCTGCGAACGCCGATTGCTGTGCGAATCTATCAAGATTAAAATGACCATATATTTTTATTTGTAATAAATTAGAGTCATGATCTGGTTCTAACTTGACTTCCGTAACATTCACTCTAGATTCATATTTCGCAATAACATCAAGAATATTTTCACGTAACGCATCAAGAGATTCATCGGAAAAATCTTCAAAAACAAATCTTCTTATCCCAGTCCCAAATTCAGGTCGCATCACACGTTCACCGGGAGAAGTCAACAACAATTGCAATAGATCATTACGAATAAGTCTCTCGTTAGTCTGACGTGACATAACGCCTTCAGGACCACCAATAAATGGCGCATTATATCCAAACCATTGCATTAACGAACTACCTCCCTGAGTTGAATTACCAATGTATACTTTTCACTGGCTAACTTATGCAACTGATTCAAAGTGTCAATTAACACTATTCTTTCCTGTTCTAATTCTGTTTCTTTAATTGATAATTTTATTAATGTTGGATCGTCAGCCGGTAAAATTAACTGAAGAGAACGATGTATTTTTCTGACTTCATTAATCAACTTTTGATTATCTAATATTTGAACACTGACCGAATTAGTCTGTTCCTTAACATCATTAAGTTCAGTTATAACTTCATATAAACGCTTACGGGCTAACGCTTCGATATCTTCAATCTCTGATTCTTCAATACCAAATTGTTCTAAATCCAAAATGTTTGTATTTTGCTGGATATCAAGCACAGTTGGTACTTGAGATCTATTAGCAGTTGGAACATCATCTACATCATCAAATTCCAATAACTGACCAGCTTCAAACGATTTATTTCCTAAACCAGCTGGTGTTGCGTTAGTAAAAGACACATTAAACACAAATTCACCAGCGCCTATTTGCCGTTGTTCAGGATCAAAAATTTTCGGTGGTAATGGAGTAAGTTCCTCAGTTTGTGTTAAAATTGGTACTGATATTTTAGCTCTAGGTGGATCATTACTAGATATAGTCCACGTCACCGATCCACCTTGATCTGGATCTTTTGGTAACAACGACAAATATAAAGCTGTCGGAGCAACAATTATCATTTTAACACTGTTTAATCACAGCCTCATCAACCGCTGTAAATGGATCATTACATGTCTTCGCTCGATCAGTTGGTTCCTGTGGATTCTGATTCTTTTGTTCTGGTATATTTGTTGGTAATGCTGAATTACCACCACTTTGTGAACTCTGAGCACCATCACCATCAGCTGCCCCAGGTAAAAATCCTTCATGGGAAGGTGCGCGATCTGGTTTATTCATCTTCCATTCCGTAGAATTCAAATGCGCCTTGCCTGATCCTGCATTCAACACCCATTCTTCACCAGCCTTCTGTGTCATTAACTTCGCTGATTGTAACATCATATTTCTACCAGCTTTAATCGATATGTCTCTCTTCGCCATTAAATTAATATCCTGGTCCGAAATTATCTCAACATCTTTCTGACAATATATTTGTACTGGACCGTCTCGATTGTTTCTAATTATGATAAAACCTTTCTCTTCGTCTTCCGGAGATTCACCGTCATTCATAACTATAAATTGATCACTACTTGCCTTTGGTCTCCATATACCCATATTATACTTGCGTGTAAACCACATTCCACGATGCATCGAATCAACAACCTCAGTCCATGGTCCATCAGGTGCACAACGATTTTCCTCATCATCTCCATCTCGCATTTCAACACCTTGATTGAAATGTGGTGGTTTAATTTCTTTTAATTCCTCACCCGGCGCACTTTGATCTTTAAGTTTACATTCTGCTTTGTGTTGTTCCGGTTCTGGTTTAGGACGACGTTTATTGTCCTTGCCGCCTGAGGTCTTAAGACGAATATAACCATTACGCTTATCCAATTTTAAATGATACGTATCCTCCTCTGGGTTAAACCCCATTGTAATATCCAACGCAAATTCATTTTCCTCTAAACCTTTCCACGGTCTAGAAATTTCACCGGACATATCTGTGCACATCATAACATAATCTTTTCTATCATTCATTTCGACACATTTGGACTTTGGTGTATACCATCTAGTTGTATTTAAATCATCTTTATCAACTGCTTCAATTCCAAAACCTCTAGGAGAACCACCATCAGGTTCCCAAGAGCGACGTGTTTTTAATAGGAATCCAACTCCTCGTGGGTTCTCTTCCTCATGTGCTTTGCGCGGATCAGTACCACGATCATCTAAAACAAGTTTAATACCCCAACGAGTTACAAATCTTATTTGTCTAGAATCACGTTTAGTCCAATTAGACTTATCTTCCTCATCAACATCTGGACCACATTCCTCAATAAGTTTACGTTTATAAAACTCATCTTCTTCAGGATGGAAACCAGCATCCATCATTTGAATTAAATGACCACCTTTAGTACGCCACTTCACCCAACGTTCATCAGATTTCTCCCATTTAGACAATATCCGTGGAGGAGAAGTATATTTCCCTTCTTCTTCTCGACATTTCATATCCTTCTTAGGTTCACAACCACATAGACCACCATCCTTCTGAGCATATCCAACATCACGCATTTCAAATTTATGTCCAGCACGAGTTCTAACTTCGTAACGTCGTTGATCTCGTTTCTCTGATTCTGGTTCATCTTCATTAAATAATTTTGTGAAAAATTTATAACGATCCACTTCAAATTCACGTTCTTCTTTACCATCGGGTTCCATATCATCCCCGACGCCTTTAAATTCACCTACATCTCCATCATCCTCTTTCTTCCAAAAATAACCGACATCAGATTGAATTGTAAATGTTCCATATTTAGTTAATTTAGCATAATATTTTCTATCTGGTTTGTTTACTTCTGGTTTTTCACCTTTTTCAAATTCACTCTTTGATATCGCATCCATACCTGGAGTAGCTGGTTTCTCTTCATGTTCCTTAGGAAAAAATCCTATTGCACTATTAATTTCACTAGAACCATAACGATCACGCCAGCCAGTGGCTTGAGGGCGAAAATCTTTTGGTAAGTATTCTTTGATAAAATCATCTGGTTTATCTGCTGGTTTACCCTTATCGTCAACTGATTTTGGAGATTGACAATATATAGATTCTAACGGATAACGTTTTCTCCGTGTACCCATAGCAAATCCGGTCCAAATAGGACCATAGGTATGAGATTTTTCAAATGTAATGAAAATAATATCGCCAATTTCTGGATGTTCCCATGACCCACATATTTTACTACCCAATTTTGGATCTGGAACAGCCCATGGACATTCTTCTGGTTTAAGTGAAAAATCATGTAATTCTGGACATTTGAATCTTACTCGATATATCTGTAAAGGATCATTAGTTTCAACTACGACAGCCCGATAAAACCCTGGGTAACGATATTGTATTCGCTCTGTACGATCGTTAAAGAACGTACTCCAAACAAATGAAAGATTACTGAGGTCTCGCATTTATTACTCCTAAACATTTGAATATACCACCTTCGATGATGGCACTCTTATTATTGTACCAGCTTTAGGCCATCCAGTAGGATTC